TGCATCAACTATTAGTATGGGTTGGTGGGCTGTTATATTTGCTATTATTGCAGTTGCACTTTATTATTACCGTAATAATATGAATGCCGTTAAACCCCCATCACTTTAATAACTATCTAATTTTTCTACAGTAATAAGTTGATGTTCAAATGGGGTACTATTTAATGCATCAATAAAATATATAAGTTCATCTTCAAATTTAAATTCAATAATTGCGTATGATGATTCTTTAAAATTTTTAATATTTATTTTATTTATATGTCCCCAATCTTTTAATATTTCTGATAATTCGTTATAAGAAATATCAAAAGGTAAATTTGCAATTTTTACTTTATAAATTTTATCTTGTTTAAATTCAAATTTTTCAAATTTCCTTTCAAATGGTTTATTATCTAACTGTTTATTAAATGGTTTATTAAATGGTTTATCATTTTGTTTATCATTTCGGATTGCATCAAATTTTGTTATTAATGGTTTATTAAATGGTTTATCTAATGGTTTATCTAATGGTTTATCTAATGGTTTATCTAATGGTTTATCTAATGGTTTATCTAATGGTTTATCTAATGGTTTATCTAATGGTTTATCTAATGGTTTATTAAATGGTTTATTAAATGGTTTATCTAATGGTTTATCATTTTGGATTGCATCAATTTTTGTTATTAATTGACCGCCACATTTTATTGTTAAGTGGGGTCCACCACATTTTCTACATTTAAGTAAACTTGTATTATTCATTATTGAACTTGAATTATTCATTATTATAATAAATAGTGATGTTTTTATATATATTTATATTTATTATAAAAATTGATATTTATTTATAAAAATAAGTATCATTATATTAATGCAGAATATTGAAATTAATCTAACATTATCAAAAACTGAATATCCTATATTATTTCAGTTAAAAAAAAAAGAAATGGAAAAAATAGTTAATAAAATTTTTAATTTGGGCTATTCAATTCTTTACCCAAAACCAAATATTAATGATAGAAGTTTTGAACATAAAGAAATTGTAGAAAAAATAGAATCGTTAAGAGATAATTTTAATAATCCAGATTTAAATGATAAAATAAGTTCATTAGAAACATCATTAGAAAGATTAATAGGATTATCTAATTCATCAATGAAAAAAGGTGAGCTAGCAGAAAATATTTTAGAAAATATATTTATTCAACGTTATGGTGATATTAGTTATAAAAATACCAATCATATACCCCATAGTGGGGATGCATGGTTAACTCTATATAATGATAAAATAGTTATGTTAGAATCTAAAAATTATACTAGTGTTGTTAATAAAGATGAAGTTATTAAAATGCAAAATGATATGATAACAAACCATATTAAATGGGGATTATTTGTATCTTTTAATTCTAATATACAGGGTATGAAAGAAATAGATTTTCATATATTTAATCACAATAATGAAAATTATCATATATTAATGATAGCAAATTTAACAAGTGATATTTCTAGATTAGATTTAGGGGTATCATTGATCCGTAAATTATTAAATATGTATTCAGATTTACAAAATTTTCCTTGGATTATTAATAATATAAAATCCGAATTAAATCAATTAAATGAATTATTAGAATTAAATTATTTATTAAGAGATAATTTTATTAATATGGAAAAAGATATTATTAAAAATATTAATACATTTTATATTAAATTACGAGATTATCAATTTAATATGGATAATAAAATAAAAGAAATAATTAATAAAATAACTGCAACTATGACTGATTCTATTAATTATGATAATTTGGATTATACTGGATTTATTGAATTATGTACTAGTAAAGAAAAGAAATTAGCCCCTATTGCAAATCAAATAGCTGATACTTTAAAAAAAAAAATAATAATAATTTTTAATAATGATAACGAATTATTATTAAAATTAAATAATGATACAATTGGATATATTAAAATTCAAAGTAAAAAAATATTAATTGAACTAGTACAATATGATATTATATTATGTTTTATGATTGGTAAAGATAAACAAATTATAAATAATTTAACTATATTAGAAAATTTAAATTTATAATACAAAATTATATATGACATTATATATATATGAATTTTACATATCAAAATTTAACTTTAATTTTAATTTTTTTAATTATACTTTTTTTTATTTATAAGTACCTAACCGAACCTTTAGCAAATACATGGTATTTTGATAATGATGCAAATTATCAATATATTATGGATTTAGAACACAAACCTTGTACCACTTATAATTGTCCTATTGGTTCTAACAATGATGATAATATATTATTAGTTGCTAATGATAGTAATAATAATCCAATATTTAAATATAAAAATACTTTATATAAATTAAATGGTGATACATTAGTATTATCTGATACTAAAAATGAGGAACTAACATATACTGAAGTACCTACTAAAATACCAGTTGATATAGCTAAAATGCAATTGAAAGTTAAATTAACATTTAATGATTATAAATATGTTGGTTTATTAAATAATAATTTTTATAATCAAGAATATATTTTATATGAAAAACCATATGATTTAGACAATGAACTAGAAAATAAATTATATTATTATATATTAGTTAAAATATTGGATGGTAAATATACAATAATGTATGAATTACCACCTAGAAATAAAATATTACCTTATGAATATATGTGGGCTTCTTATGGTTCATTTCAAATTGGACCATTAATATTTAATTAATATGATTTAATTAATAATTCATTAGTTTTTGTTTCTGGTTTTTTTAAATTAATACTTTTTTACAAGATATAATTTTATTGAATATATTTAGAACCATAAATAATAAAAAAGCAATAAAAAAATTGATTTATATAATATATGTTAAATATATTATATATATTAATGATTGGATTATATATATTAACAACATTAAGCTTAGAAAAAGAACAAACCATAAAATTTGGTATGTCTATGAGAATTGAATACCGATGGATTGATTATTTAGTAATATTTAGCACATCTAAATATATTTATTATTATGAATTTTTAGACAAATTAACACGAGAAGAAATAATATCTATTGAATATGAAGTATTACAATTACATACAGATGAAAGAAATTATTATTATCAAACTGAATATTTTTATTGTAAAAATTATTTGTTATTTCATCAAACAGTTATTGATGTATTAAATAAAAGAAAAATTAATTATAAAATACATGATACTCATAATTTTGATAAAATAAATTATGATTATAAACCAGATACTTTTGAACCAAATGTATATATTATTGAAGATGAAATTATAGAAAAAGAAAAAAAAGAAATACAACCCTATCCACAACAACAATTAATTATTGATAAATCATATAATTATTTTCAAATTAATGAAAAAGGTTTATTAATAATTCCGTGTGGTGTTGGTAAAACATTAATATCTTTATGGATTACTCAGAAATTAAATTTATTAAAAATTATTATTGGGGTTCCTAATAAATTATTAGTTATACAATGGTCTAATGAAATAAAAAATATATTTCCTGATATTAATTTGTTATTAGTTAAAGGTGGTAAGACAATTGAAGATATTGAAACTTTTTTAATTAATAATAAATCATTTATTATAATTACTACCTATTCATCGTGTCATAAAATATTAAATGTTAGTAATAAATTAAATATTATTTTTGATATGAAAATTAATGATGAATGTCACCACTTAACATCAATAAATATGTCATTAACAAATAATACAAAAAAATATATTCAAATGTTAAATATTAAGTCTATTAAACAAATATCATTAACTGCAACTATAAAAAATTTAGAAACGTTTGATTCTGGTTTAACTATAATATCTAATGATAATATTAATTATTTTGGTGAAATAATAGATAAAAAAACTTTATTATGGGGTATAAATGAAAATATGATTTGTGATTATGTTATACAGACTATTATTACTAATGAAGAACAACTAGAACAACAATTAACATTATTTAATATAATTGAAGAAAATGATAAACGATTATTTTTAAGTGCATATGCATCATTAAAAAGTATAATTGATAATAACTCTCATCATTTATTAATATATTCAAATAATACTGATAATGCATCTAAATTAATTGATTATATTAAAATATTAATTAATAATAAATATTTTGATATACCTAATTTATATTATTCTAATTATAATAGTAAAATGAAATTAAAAGATCAACAAAAAATAATAACTAAATTCGAACAATCCACATATGGTATAATTACTTGTGTATACTGTTTGGGCGAAGGTTGGGATTTTCCTAAATTAGATGCAGTTGTATTTGCAGAAAATATGACATCAAATATCCGTATAGTTCAATCCGCTTTAAGAGCTAGTAGAAAAAATAAAATTGATGAACCTAATAAAATTACAAAAATTATATTACCTATTTTAAATTATACTAATTGGTTAGAAAATAATGATAATACTGATCTTAAAAAAGTTAGAGAAGTCATTTATCAAATGGGTCTAGAAGATGAAACAATTAGTCAAAAAATTAAAGTATTCAATATTGAAATTAAAAAACATATTTCAATATTAAATAATAAAATAAATAATATTACATATAATTTTGGTGAATATGATGATGAATTAACTAAATTATTAAAATTAAAAACAACAACTAGACAATCTATGGATATTACTTATGATAAAGCTAAAAAAATAATTGCTACTAAAAATATAAAAAGTAAAGAGATTTATTATGATTTATGTGATAAGGATACTAGATTATCCAAAGAACCAGAAATAATATTCAAAGGTCAATTTACAAATTGGATTGATTATTTAAGTATTAAAAGGATATATTATGATTTTGAAACTTGTAAAAATAAAATTAATGAATATTTATTAACCTATCCTAAATTTAAAAATTATAATTTAAATTTGGATTTTGTTAGTAATGAATTATGTAATTTAAATCCATTATTTCCGCCTTATGGCTTATGGGTTGATTATTATGGGGTTAATAATTTACAAGATATAATTATAATTACAAATAAGAAAAAAAAGATGGGTGTTATTTTGTAAATATTTATGAATAATTAAGAAATAAATCCTTTATTTATTATATTATAAAAAAATTGATTTAATTATATTATAAAGGAATAATAACTTATATATGACAATGACAAAACAATATTCATGTGATTTATGTAAAAAGGTCTTTAATCAAAAAATTGATTTTACAAGACACCAAAATAAGAAAGCGCCGTGTATAACATTAACTGAAATGCAACAAATTAGTCAGATAAAAGAAGATAAAATGGATAACACAACAAAAATTGTAAATATTTTTAAAAATATAATGGATATATTAAGAGATAATGAAGCATTAATTGGTCCAAAAGCATTATTAAACTGGATACCTTTATTAATATTAAAAATGATTGAAAAACATTTTGGTGATGAAATTGATATAGATAATTATAATTATGATTTTAGTCATATTGAAGATGAAATGGTTGAAAAACATAAAAATAAATTATTAGAAATTGTTCGTTTCAGTAATCTCTCAAAAGAAAAAGACGATAATATACCTGTTAATATAAAGTATTTATGGGATGATATACTATCAGTTCACCCTACTACAAAAAATATATTCTTGAAAGGTAAAAATATTTTAATAAAAAATAAATCAACCTATAAAAAAATTATTGATAAAATTAATTCAATAAATTTAGATATTAATAATGATGTATTAGGAGATGCATATGAGGAAATATTTAAAGATGTTATGGTTGGAAAAACATTTGGTCAATTCTTTACTCAACCATCAGTTAAGAAATTGATGGTTAAATTAATTAATCCACAAATACATCCTGATGGGAAAATAGACACTTGTGGAGACCCTACTATGGGAACCGGTGGTTTCTTGATTACCTATTTACAATATATATTAGAACAAGCAAAAAGTAAAAATATTAAACCTGATTGGGATTTTATTAAAACCGAAGGATTATATGGTAAAGAA